GGTCAGGCGTCGCGTTCGATCTGGGTGGTCTTGTTGATCCGGCCGCTGGTGTCGCGCTCGATGGTGGTGTCCGTGCGGCGCGGCGGCAGTTCCACGGTGACGGTGGGCGCGGGCATGGTGGCTTCCAGTTCCACGTTCACCTGCGCGGGTTCCACGTTGACCTGCACCGGGGTGGGTTCCACGGTGACGTTGACCACCGGGGCGGGCTGCAGCTCCGCGCGTTCCTGCGCGATGTGGACGTGGGTGTCCGCCTGGGTGAGGTGGACGCGCACGGGCTCCTGGGTGATATGCAGGTTCACCGGGCGCTCGCCGTGGGTGCGCAGTTGCGCGGCCATTTCGCGCGCCAGGCCGCCCATGGTTTCGATGGCGGTGGCGGCCACGGTGCGGTTGTCTTCCGCGTCTACGTCTTCGGCTGCGGCCGGCTCCGGCTTTTCCGGTGCGGCGGGGGCCGGCGCGGGCGCGGGGCCCAGGGTCAGGCCGCGTGCCTTCAGCATGTCCTGGAAGACTTGCAGGTCGTCCAGGATGTCTTCCACGTCCCGGCCGGACTGCGCGGCGATCTGCTGCGGACTGGCCAGCCCGTTGCTGATGGCCATCACGCTGGCCTCGATGTCCTTCAGCGGGTCCACCCACTGCCAGCGGCGGCCCTGCCACTGGTGGGCGGCGAACTTGTCGTACTTCGCCAGCGGCAGCGCGGTGCCGTTGTCCAGGGCAATGCGGCCGGCGGTGAGCGCCATGCGCAGCCACAGTTCGAACACCGGGGTCAGGAACGCGGTGATCAGGAAGTTCTGCACCACCATCCATTCGTCGCGTTCATCGATCACGCCGGCGCGGATGCTGCTGAAGTTGACGCCTTCCAGGTCATTCGCCAGGCCGTTGTAGGCCACGCCGATGGCGCTGGCGGTGCCGCGCAGGGTGGCTTTGCAAAACGCATCGAACTGGTCATGCGGGTAGGTGGGATCGAACTTCTCGAAGCCGTAGCCGTCCGGCAGCACTTCGAACTCACCCGGCGCAACGCTGGTGACGAAGTCGCCGGTGGAAGTCACTTCCGCGCCGGGCGGCGGGCTGCCGTCCTTGTTGGTGAAGAAGCCCATCTTGCTGGCGCCGATGCGGGCGGCGATCACCGCGGCTTCGCGGTAGCCCTTCAGGTCGTTGAGGATGCGCATGGCCGCGTGCAGCCACGGCACGCCGCGCGCCTGTTCGTCTTCCAGCGGCATGAAGCCGTGCAGGATCTCCGCCGCGGGCACGCGCTCCACCTTTTGCGAGCGGCCATCCGCGCCGGCGGCGGCGCGGATGTGGTACGCCACCGGCTTGCGGTAGGCGTCCATCTCCACGCCCATCACCACGGCGTTGCGGCCATTGGCGGCGGGCAGGTTGAGGCTGGTGTCCAGGCGGTCCACGTCCAGCAGTTGCAGCTGCAGGCCGAAGTCCCCGCGACCGCGCACCAGGCGCACCAGGAACTCGCCATCCCGCGCCAGCGCGAGCGCCACGCTGCGGCACAGGTCCGGGAAGCCGCGCTTGCCGGCCACATCGCAATGCTGCGGGCGCTGGTAGCGCCACCACGCGGCCTCGATGGCGCGGTTGGCGCCGCCGTCCAGCCGGTTGCCGGGATCCGCGGCACGCGCCTGCAGGGTGAACCCTTCCGGCCCGACCACGTTGTTGCGCACCATGCGGCCGAACTTGGCCGCGTATTCGTTGTTCTTGAACAGGTCCCGGCTGCGGGCGCGCAGGCGGTCCAGATCCCCGCGCAGTTCCTGGTCGATGGCGGTGTTGCTGGACAGCCACGCGCTGGTGAGGCGGTCGACGGTGGCGCCATCGAACCGGCGGACCCGGCCAGCGGCCGGCGTGTTCAGGCCGCGCAGGGCCTTCCATGCGTTCCCGAGGCGATTCATCCGAAGCGCACCAGCAGGCGCGACGGGCGGTTGCCGGCGGCGGCGGCCTCTTCACGCGCGACCTCCGCGCGGTAGCGGGAGCGCAGCGCCAGCAGTTCCTCCAGCGGGTAGTGCTGGATGCGGCGGCCGGCGATTTCCAGCGTGCCGGCGACCGGGGCGCGCGATTCCAGCCAGGCTTCGATGGCGTCCAGCACCTTGCGCGCGTGGCTGCGCAGATCGGCGCCGGCGCTTGCGGCGGCGAGGTCCGGCAACACGCGCACCGGCAGGCTGTTGAGGGTGACCCGGTCCGTGCCGTTGGTGGCGTACTCCACCAGCTGCGCCGCGCCGGGCGGCCAGCTGTCCGTGTCTGCGGCCAGCGCCTCCGCCACGTGGTCCGCGCCGTCCGCCGTGGTGGCGATGCTGTGCACCGAGGTGGTGGTGATCAGCGCGTACGCCAGGACCCAGCCAGCGGTGGCTTGATGGTCCGGAAGGCTGCGACGCCAGCGGATCGTATCCCCGGCACGAAGCTCGACGGGAATCGAAGTGGGGAGGTCGGTCATGCTGGCCAGCGTGGCCGCGTTTTCGGAAATGAGTAAGGCAAACCGTTTCCGGATCAGCGCCCGAGGATCTGCTGGATGCGGCGGATCGAGATGCCGTAGCGGCTGGCCAGCAGGGTGTCGCTTTCCCCGCGGTTGGCGTCCGCGCGGATCTGGCGATCACGCGCGGCCAGCTGTTGCTTGCCGCACTCCCCGATCTTGGCCACGTAGTGACGCCCACCGCCCCAGTCCCGCCGCACTTCGTGTTCCACCGCCACCACCACGGCCGGCGACACCGGCACCAGCTGCGTCATCCGGTAGAGGATGTCCGCCACCAGATCCGTCTCGCTGTAGGGCAGTTCACCAGCTGGTGGCGAAGCCGCGCCCGCGTCGTTGCTGGCGAGGCTTGTCGATGAGTGCTGCCGGCGCGTCTTGGTCATGGTCTGGCCCTGATGATGTTTCACGGGAATCACTGCGGTCTTGCCCGGCCTGCGCCAGTAGCGCGGCCTCCCGCCTGTCCCAGTCCGCCTTGGTCCAGCGGTGCAGGCGCAGTTCGGGGTGGTGGGTGGCGGCGTAGCCGTACACCCACGTGTCCAGCGGTTCGTTGCGGGGGCCGCCGCGGCGCTTCTCGAAGCGGTTCTTGCTGGGGTTGTAGGTCTCCGCGACCAGGCCGCCGAAGTAATCCGCGTTGAGTTCTTCGCTGAAGCGCAGGCGGCGGGCGTCTGGTTGCTTGTCGGCGTCGCTGCTGAGCCAGCTGTAGAGCAGGTGCTTGATGGCGACGGTGCCCACCTGGTGGATGTGCACGCCGCGCTTGTCCGACAGGCCGCGCCAGTTGATGTCGACCAGCTTGCCCTTGCCCAGCACGGCGGCGTTGTTGGCGGTGGCGCCGAAGCCGGCCATCAGGCGCCGCACCAGCTTGCCGCGCACGAAGGCCTTCACCGCTTCCGTGCGGTGGCCGCCGATGTCGATGAGGCCAGCATCCACGCGCAGGCTGGCGCCGTCGATGCGATCCACCGGGCGCGAGAGCAGGTCGACCAGCGCGGTCCAGACGTCGGCTTCGGCGGGGTCGCCGGGGAGTTCGATGTAGTCGACCGGCCAGCAGGTCAGGCCGCGGCCCCAGCCGAGGATCTGCACGGCCAGGCGGTTGTCCTGCGTGTCGATGCCCACCGTGCACGCCAGCACCCACGCCGGCACCGGGCGGAGCGGCAGCGGCTCCGCGCGGTCCGCCACCAGGTTGTGCTTGACGGCGCGCATGGCGGGGTCTTCCCACGATTCCGCGAGCCGGTCATTGATGAAGGTCTTCAGCTTGGCGGGGTCGTTCTGCGCGTCCCGCCACATGTGCACCAGGTCCAGCCAACGCGGACCAAGGCCGAAGCTGTAGTACAGGCAGTTGATGGTGTAGCCGCGCGACCGCGCGCCAGGATTCTCAGGCACCCATCCGATGCCAGGCTCGCCGGCGAGTGCCCGGCGATCCGCATCCGCGATCATGTGCGGCTTGTGGTGCTCTTCGATCATGACGCCGCATTCCCGACAGACGTACCAGCAGTGGCTGGCATCCGGCGTCCAGTGCAGGCCGTTCCATTCGAGCGGTTGCTTGTGATCGCAGTCCGGGCAGGCGACGTAGTAGCGGCGGCGGTCGGAGCGATCGTAGAGCGCGTCGATGCGGGACACGCCGGTCAGCGATGGCGTGCTGATGAACAGGCGCTGGTGATTCGCGGGGAATGCGGACGTGCGGCCCTCGAGCAGCGCGACCGGATCGTCGCCGCTGCGCATGGCGGTGGCGAATTCATCGATCTCGTCCACGATCAGCTTGCGGACGCTGGTCGACTTCAGGCGCTGCGGACTGCCGGCGTGTTCGATGTAGAGCTGGCCGCCGGCGAAGTCCTTGAAGAATCGCTGGTTGCTGCTGTCGCGGCTGGCAACGCTGGACAGTGCGGTGCGGACCACCGGCGTCTCGTCGAGCAGCGGGTTGAGCTTTTGCGCCACCCACTTGCCCATGGAGACTTCGCCCGGCAGGCAAACCATGACCGGACAGGGGTCGTGGTCCATGGTGTAGCCGATGACGTTCTGCGCGGCGGCCGTCTTGGCCGACTGGATGGGGAACTTCAGCACCACCTCGTGCACGGTGCTGCGTGACGAAAGCGCGTCCATGGGCTCGCGCAGGTAGGGCACGGTGGACGTCCGCCACTGCCCGGGCATCGATGACTCTTTGCTGGAGATCACGCGGTTGGCGTCCGCCCACTGCGACACGGTCAGCGGCTTGCGCGGCGCCAGGGCGCGGGCGATAGCGGCATTGATGCGCGGGGCGGCAGCAGCGGTCATGCGGTCAGGCGCCCCGCTCCGCCGCGATCTGCGCGAAGGTGCGGCCGTCGCCCTCCAACGTTGCCCCCCCCCCCGAGAATTCCTGCCAGCGGCGGATGATCACGTCGACAAATCGCGGGGAGATTTCCAGCAGGCGGGCGCTCATGCCCTGGCGCTCGGCTGCGATGAGCGTGGACCCGGAGCCGCCGCAGGGATCGATCACCACCTGGCCGGGCTTGGCGTTGTTGCGCAGCATCCGCTCGATCAGCGCAACCGGCTTCATGGTGGGGTGCAGGTCGTTGCGCTTCGGGCGCACCTCCCGGAGCACGGACCCCTCCACCCATTCGACGGTGGCGGATCCGTCGACGATCAGGATCTCTTCGCCGATCTCGATCTTCCAGCGGCCGTCCGGCAACTGGACGAATGGCGACTCCGAGCTGCCAAGCGCAGTCAGCGAGACTTGCTTGCGCCCACCGTGCCAGGTGTGACCCGCGCCTGTCTTCCAGCCGTACAGGATCGGCTCGTGGATCCACTGGTAGTCAGCGCGACCCATCACCAGCGAATCCTTGCGCCAGACCAGGCACGCCGCCAGCTTGAATCCAGCGTCGATGAAGGCGCGCCGAAAGGAGATCCCGGTCTCGCCGTTATCGGCATGGGCGACGTAGATCGCGGCGCCCGACTTCATGACCGCGGCCACGTTGCGCAACAGGGTGCGCTGGAACTCGAGGAAATCGGCGTCCGACATGTCGTCGTTGTCGATGCTCCCCGCCTCGCCGACGTAGGCGACGTTGTAGGGGGGATCGGTCCAGCAGACGGCGGCCTTGTCGGCGCGCATGACTTTGGGCCAGGCGGCGGCGTCGGTGCCGTCCAGACAGCCGAGGCGGTGTTTGCCGAGGATCCACACTTCGCCGGGGCGACTGACTTCACGCGCTGCAGGCGCTGGTGCTTCGTCAGGGTCCTTGTCGGAGCGCGATGCACGCGCATCCTCGGATGCCAGCAGCGCGTCGATCTCGTCGCCCATGAAGCCGGTGAGATTCAGGTCGAACTCGAAGCCGGCCAGGTCGCGCAGCTCGGCGGCGAGCAATGCTTCATCCCAGCCCGCGTTGAGTGCCAGCTTGTTGTCGGCGATCACGTAGGCCCGGCGCTGCGCCTCGGACAGGTGGCCCAAGCGGATGCATGGCACGGTGTCCAATCCCACGCTGCGCGCCGCCATGACGCGACCGTGGCCGGCGATGATCCCGCCGGCATCATCGATCAGCACCGGGTTGGTGAAGCCGAACTCGCGGATGCTGGCGGCCACCTGCGCCACCTGCGCATCGGAGTGGGTGCGGCTGTTGCGGGCGTAGGGGACCAGCGCATCGATGGGCAGGTGCTCGATGGCGGCGGGCATGGCGATGGCATTCATGGCGAGGCCTGTCGGGAGAGGGCGTCGAATTGACGCGAGAGATCCGCCAGGACGTTGGCGATGGCTTCCGCCAGCAGGCCGCGGGTCTTGGCTTCGTCGGTGATGGCGGCGAGCTCTGGCGCTAGCCGCGTGGGCAGGTTTTCCAGCGCGGTGCGCAGGCTGGTGGTGGCGCTGGCCACCACGGTCTGCACCTCGCCTGCGTCCAGCAGCTTGCCGATGGCGACCTCGTAGGCGCGCTTGGCTTCCATGGCCAGGTAGCGCTCGCGCACGGCGCGGCTGGCCTGGTAGGTGCTGCCGATGCGATCGCCCGCGGGCGGGTACGTCTGCGGCGTGCTGTCCGGCGCTTCGTCGCGTTCTGGCGCCGCGGGCGGGGCGACCGCCCCACTCCCCTCGCGTGAGGCGGCATGGCGGGCGCGCACGCCGTCCTTCGCCGGGTCTGCGGTGGCCTTGATCAGCGCCAGGGACGCGTCGACGTCGACCTTGCCGTCATCGGTGAGGACAAGGCGGCCTGCGGCCTTCAGCTCGGTGATGTAGCTGGGGGACCGGTCCAGGATCCGGGCGAAGGCCTTCAGGGTGACCGGCTTGCGGGCGGCCTTCATGGGTTGCCTCCCCTTCCTTCCTCTCGGGGAACAAGGAAAAGAGGACAGACGCGTGCGCGCGAGCATGGCTGTGCGGGGTGTGCGGGGTGCCGCTTGCGACCCCGCACAGACGAAACCCGCGCCACGCTTGCGTTGTGCGGGGCGTGCGGGGTGTGCGGGGGTGTGCGTGTGTGCGCACGATTGCGCGAGCGTGGGCGGATGGCGGCGGCGGCGCGGCTTCGCGTGTGCGCGCCCGCGTTAGGCGAGACCCCGCACACCCCGCACAAGCCAATGGCGGCGCGGGTTTCGACCCCGCACAGGTGGGTGCACAGACCCCGCACACCCCGCACACGCCCGGTCACGCGCCACCTCCGGCGCCCTGCGGGCGGCCCTTGTAGTCCTCGAGCTGCTCGCGCACGCGGGCGTAACAGGTGCCGAGCCAGTTCGCCTGGCTTTGCCCTTCAGGCGGATTGGCGGCGCCCAGGAACAGGAACCAGTGGGGCCCGCGCTCCTCGGCCCCCGGGGTGTAGCGCTTGCGCAGCTTCTGCACACCGCGCTGCCGGGTGAGGGCGATGACGAACTTCGCCTCTGGCGCCATGTGGTAGCCGTGCTTGGCGCACCATGTCCTGTAGAGCTGGTACCAGTCCGTGGTGAGCCCCGGCATGGGATCGACCTTCGGGATCTCTTCGAGCATCAGCTCGTCGTAGAAGCGGACCGGGCTGTCCAGGCCGAGCTTGATCAGCTCCTGCTTCGCCTCGGTCTTCGGCGGGAGGGTGCCGTTGTCGAAGTCGCCCAGGTCCATGTGCAGCAGGTAGTGATGCAGCGCGGCGACGCCGCCGGCGGCGATCTCCGCCATGACCTTCTGGTAGTACTCGCGCGATTCCTTGCCTGGCGTCCACACCACGCAGTGGCGGCGATCATCCTCTTCGATGACCACCGGCATGGATTCGTTGGAGAGGAACACCAGGTTGAGGTGGTTGCGTTCCCAGTGCGCGGCCATGTTCTTCGGGTTGATGCGGATCCGGTCCCCGGTGATCAGGGACTTCAGCTGGTTCTTGATGTGGTACGCGCCGGAGCGCGCCACCACTTCGTCCGCGATCATGAAGAGCTTGCGCGATGCCCAATCGTTGAACTTGTCTTCCACCGCGGCCTGGTCGAGCACGTCGCCGTACTCGCCGTAGATCTTCATCACCGCTTCGAAGAACAGGTTCTTGCCGGCGCCCTGCGGGCCGTGCAGGACCAGCGTGGTCTTCATCTTCGCGCCGGGGTGCTGGATGGGATAGGCGATCCAGCGCAGCAACCATTGATAGAGCGCCGCGGGATTGCGGTCCTCGCTGCACATGTAGCGCAGCAGATCCAGCAGGCGCTCGCAGCTGCCTTCCTTCGGTACCGTGGGCCAGCCGGCGTAGAGGTTGCAGGTGACGCTGGTGTCCTGGCCGGTGGGATCGAAGCCGACTTCGCTGTCGCGCACGATCTGGCGTTCGGTGGATTCCGACCAGCCGCGGTGCACCCACTTGAACGTGCACATCTCCCGCATGTCCGCGAGCGTGCGCAGGCGATGCTCCTGGCGATCGAACACGGCGACCGGCGTGCTGGCCACCAGCGCGAAGCGCTCCATCAACTCTTGCGTGGTTTCGATCGGGCGCAGCGGCGCCCCTCCCCCGCTGGTGGTGGTGGCCGCCGCAGTGGGAACCTTGGGGTTCCAGCGCAATGCCGTGAGGTGGGCCTCCACCTGCACGCGCACGACGTGCAGGCCTTCGTCGACGTGGAGGTCGTTGAAGTCGGTGGGCTTGCTGCCGCGCTCGAGGTAGGCGGCGATGCGCGCGTCCGGATCCGCGAAGGTGGGCGCGACCCAGCCGCCCTTCACCGCGAGCGCCGCGCTGCTGGCGGCGCCCACGCCGGCGTTGGTGTAGCCGTGTTCCTTGCCGCAGTGCGGGCATTCCACCGGGTGCTGCGCCAGGGCGACGCGCCCGCGGCAGTCGTCGTGGCGGCACTTGCCGAGGTCGTCGTTGTCGGCGCACAGCAGTATCTTGGTCTGCGGGTAGCGCTTGCGCAGGGCGTCGGCGACGGGCGCCAGATTGCCGGCATCGAACGCAACGGCCACCGGGTGTCCGGTGGCCGCGTGCAGGGAGGCGGCGGTGGCGTAGCCCTCGGCGATCAGCACGATCCACGCGGGACTGCCGATCAGGTGGAAGTGGCCCTTCTTCGCCACGCCCTTCGGCCAGAATTCCTTGGCGGGTTTCCTCTCGCGTTCCGCGGCGGCCGGCGTGCGCAGGATCTGCAGGCCGTGGATCCGGCCTTGCGTGTCCAGCACCGGCAGCACAGCGCCGCCGCGCGGCGAGTAGCGCAGGCCGTAGCCCTGCACCTTCTTCGCGGCGAGGTAATCGGAGTCTCCGTCTTCGGAGAGCTTCGCCCACATGAGGCTGGCGGCTTCGGCGGCGCGCTTGTGGGTGGCGGCCTGGGCAGCGTCCGCGGCCTTGCGGTCATCGGCCAGGCGGCGCTTCAGCGCGGCGACTTCGCCCGGGTCCATCTTCTGCGACTTCAGTTCGATGCGCTGCGCGAAGTTCTCCGCGCCGCGCCATTGCCCGAAGCTGCCGACGATCAGGACGTCGCCGCGGCTGGTGGTGAATTCGTGGAGGCTGTACCAGCCGCGTTTCTCGCGGTCGCCCTCGACCTTGCACCGGACAATCTTGCCGGTGACTTCCAGCCGGTCGACGTGGAGGCCGGCGGCGTGAAGTTGGTGGAGGACGTCGTCGTAGTTGGAAGCCGCCATTTCAGTAACTTCCAACCCCGCTATGTACCCAATCAGCGGGGTCCGAATTACCCGCGTGGCGACCCCCCAGGGAGGACCCGAAACCGGCCTCGACGCCCCGCGCCGAACCGCTCGCGGGCAACGCCTGACCCGCTCGCCGCGCGGCGCTCAACACACACATGGGGGACGGGGCTGCACCACGCCTGCACAGCGTGGCGGTAGGTAGACGCGGCGCCAGCTGCGCCGTTAGAGAGGGCTCGCACAGCATCAGGAATCAGACTCCGGCGGCGGCAATGGCAGGTCGCCCTGCCGCTTCGAATAGGGTGTGGCGGCCAGCGCGTGCAGCAGTTCCGCCTGGCGCTCCGGGGTGAGTGGCTCGGTTGAATAGAGCGCGGCCCAGGCCATCGCCATGCCGCGGTTGAACGTCGCCTGCCGCGACTGGGGTGTTGCGCGCTGCTGGCGTCGCGCGGAGTTCATGGGTCACCGATGCCCCCACTTCGCGAAGTGCGCGGCCCGTGCCTCTTCGGCGTGCTGGCAGTCCAGGCACAGCTGCGCCCCCAGCGCGGTACGCGTGGGGGCGATGGGCTCGCCGCAGTCCGTGTTCGCGCAATGCGTGCGGCCCTGCACCACCGGGCGGCGGGCATGCTGCGCCAGGGCGTCGGCGGTGTAGTTCTCGGCGTACTGCTGCACGGCGTCCATGAGGTCAGGCATTCGCCACCCCCAGCGCTTGCAGCCTGGAGAGCATGCGCTCCAGCGACTTCGTGGACTGCACGAACTCACGCTGCAGCGCGGCGCGTTCGTCCTCCGGCTCCACCGGCAGCGGATCGGCATAGCCTGCCTCCCGCATTTCGAAGGCGGCCAGCACGTGCACCCCACCCCGCCGCGCCATCCGGCGCAGATAACTCAGTTCCGTGAGGGAGAGCTTTTCCCGCTTTTCGTGGTTGCAGCAGTCCGCCAGCCATCGGCCGGCGGCGTCCACCGCCAGATCCGGCTTCATGTCCGCACCCACGCGCTTGAACCCGCCCAGCGCCTGCACCGTGGCGCGGATGGCCTCGTAGTAATCCTCGACAAACAGCGGGATCTGATCGCTCATTGCGGCCTGTCCGACACATTCCCACGACGTCGGACAGCGTCGGACAAGCCCCTTGTGGCAAAAAAAGAGGCATGCCCACCACCGCCACCCTGCTCCGCTTCCCCACGCGCCTGCGCTTCAGCGCCATGCACCGGTTCGATGCCGCCCACGGCCGCGGGGCCGTGGTGGCGGTGTTCTTCGAGGTGGCGTTCGATCATGCCCAGCACCGCAACGCCCACCAGGCACAGGACCAGCAGCAGGGCCGCGAAGGTGAAGACGGGGCGCAGCCATGAGCGCATCACGCCACCTCCCGCTGCGGATCGTCCTGCGTGGTGGGCAGTGGCCCGAAGATGTCCGGGCGGAGCGACTGGCGGGTCACAACCGCCGGGCCGATGCCGGTGGTAGCCGCTTCGATGGCTGCCGCCAGCTCCGCGCTGGCGCGCTTCGGACGGCCACCTTTCGGCGTCCATCCGGTTGCCACCTGCCACAGGTAAGCAGGCGAAGCGCCCGTCTTTTCAGCGAGCGCGGCCTTGCGGGCGGGGTCGCTGATGAATGTGAGTAGGTCCATGGGGAGAGGATTTAGCCGCGGGCTAAATCCTCTTGTCAAGCTCCCGGCTAAACCAAGTGATTTAGCCTGCAGCTACGCTGCCCGTATGGACGTTTTCGACATCCGCACCGAGAACTTGCGCCTGCTGGTGCATGAGATCGTGCGGCGCCGGCCGGGGCGCAAGCAAAAAGACCTTGCAACCGACCTGGGCATGAGCCCGTCCTACCTGTCGCAGCTGATGACCGGCAAGAAGATGGGAGAGGATGTCGCGCGGAAGATCGAAGCGGCGCGGCACCTCGAACACGGCTGGATGGATCACCGCCAGGCGGTGCCGCGCGTGGCTGAAGATCGGCCAGCGTATGGGTCGCAGCCGCTGCGAATTGACCCTGAGACCATCGCCGCGGCGCTTCAGCTGGTGCGGCTGTCTTTCCTGAATCTCAGTCTGGAGATCAACCAGGAAGAGAACGGGACACCCCTCGCACTTGCATACGACTTCCTGATCGAGCGCGGTGAACGCGCCATCAGCGTCGACAACCTGCTGGAGTTCAAGCCGCGAGTTATGGCACTGACAGGGACCGATGATGGCAATACTGGAACGGCAGGAGATCGAACGGCTCGCAGCCTCACTGGCTGACAACATGAAGGGCGTGCGCCCGGCGCGTGTGCGCTTGCGCATGATCGAGCCACCACCCAGAACGATGTTCGATTCGATCACGCGCAGCGCGTGCTTGGCGCGCATCCGCTTCCTGAGCCGCCGCTACCAGCTGGGCTGGCTGATCGAGCAGGAAACCTTCGACACGCCGGGCATTGAATGCGCGACGGATGAGCGCCTCGCGGACGTGCTGAAGAAGATGGAACATGCGCGCGAGTGCATCACCCAAGGCATCCCGCTCGAGGATGCCGGCATCATCCGGGACACCTCTGGCCACCTCGAGCGGTTCGCACATGGAGGTTCGACATGGCCATGACCCAGTGCAAGGAATGCGGCAACGCCATCAGCACCAAGGCCACCGCGTGCCCGGCGTGCGGCGTCAAGATCGTGCGCACCTCCGGATGTGCGTGGATCGCGCTGGCAGTGTTCGGCGTGCCTGTCGTTGTCGCAGCGCTCTATCCCTTCCTGATGGATCCGCCAGCGCCCTCTGAGGAGGAGATCAGAAGCCGCCTTCCCGCTGCAGAATGCCAGCGGGACCTGCAATGCTGGGGCGAGCGCAATCAGCCGATGGCGGCGAAACCATGCAGCGATGCCGTGGTTGCACTGGCGAAGTGGGACCACGAATGGACCGAGGCTTTCATCCCCAGCCGGTTCGGCAGGTGGTCCCCGGGCCGCACCCCGGACGCGATCCTCTACCAGGGCGATGCGCTGAAGCTGCAGAACGGCTTCGGCGCTTGGCAGCGGGTCAAGTACTACTGCGAATTCGAACCCCAGAGCGGCAAAGCCGTGGCTGAAATCACCCTCCGGGAATAATTTAGCTGTGGGCTATTGACAATCTTTAGCCGTTAGCTAAATATCCCACCTGCCCGGTCCCTCCGGGCAGGGCAACCGGGTCTGCTGACCCCTGAACAGCAACCCGGTGCCCTCCACACATCAAGTGGAGGTGCACATGCAAGTCCAGACCACCGTCGACCGGATCGAATACGCCACCTGCAGCCGCTGGTGGCTGCTGGCCGCCCTGCTGCTGGTCAGCTCCCCGTGGCCCGTCCTGATGGCCGTGTGGGCAGGCGCCATCGCCCTGGCCACGTGGCACTACGGCGACGAAGGCGGTGCCGCGTGAAGCGCGCCGCCCATCCCCACTTCATCGAAAACGCCGCCCTGCTGCTGGGCAGCGTGGGCGCGCTGATCGTGGCGCTGGCGCAGGCCGCTGGGGTGCTGCCGTGACGCCCGGCACCAAGGACATGCCGTCGGTGCCGGAGAAGATCCTGGTGGGCCTGCGCCTTGGCGAGATGCGCCAGGACATGGGGCGCCTGCCGTCGGTCGTAGAGCTGCAGCAGAAATTCCGCTGCAGCCGCGCCACCGCGTACCGCTATCAAGCCGCATTGCGCGGCGGGCGGGCAGCATGAAGGTGCGCATCCCCGTCAACACCACCGGCTTCTGGCTGGTCTGGTCCCCGCACTTCGACACCCCGAAGACGCGCTACACCAACATCCGCGCGGCCACCCAGGCGGCGGAAAGCCTGGCGCACCTGCACCCGGGCGTCTCGTTCTACGTGATGCAGCCCCTGCTCAACGCCCGCGTGCCGCACTGCCATGTGTGGCCCATGCAACCCATGTTCATGCGGCAGGCGCTGGAGGTGCAGGCATGACCGCCCTCACCTCCGTCCGCAACCCGCACGCGCTGCTGCGCCTGGTACGCATCCGTGCCCGCAAGTTCGACGCCACCCGCACCTTGCCGCTGGACAACCTCGCCCGCAGCCGCGCGCAGTCCGTGCTTGCCGGCACCGCCTACCGCGACGGCAGCACCAACCCCGGCCCGCTCACTCTTTCCCAGGCGCAGGACGTGCTGCGCTGGGCCACCCCGAGGATCCTCTGATGGACATCACCCCCAAGCTGCGGGAAGCCCTGCAGTGCGCCGCGTCCGCGCCGAACGCCACGCTGGTGCGCTGCTGCAAGGGCTTCCGCCCGGCCGGACAGTTCGCCGCGCGCCCGGTGGTCACCCGCCGCACCGCCAACGTGCTGGTCAACGCCATGCTGGCCAGCTTCAACGATCGCACCCTGCCCAGCGCCGTCACCCTCACCCCGCGCGGCCTCGAGCTGGCGAAGGCTGCGGCATGACCCTGACCAACACCATCGAGCTGGCCGTCATCGCGCGGCCCGGCATGTCCTCGGCGGAGATCGTGGCCGCCGTCAACGCAGACATGACGCGCGACATCACCCGCGTATGCGCCCTGCTGCAGCAATCGTGCAACCGCGGCAAGCTGTCGCGCACAGGATCTCCGCGCCACTGGCGGTACTTCCCCACCGCCATCACCGGCCAGGACCAGCGCAAGGCCCGCAACAAGCCGGACGCCGCTTCGAAGCGCAAGCGCGACGCTACGCGTGAAGCCCGCGCCGCAAAAAAGGCCGGCGCTCCGAAGCCTCTGGCCGAACGCCAGAAGCCGCCCAAGCCCACCGCCGCCTCGCAGATTCAGGTCGTCATCCCACCGCGGCCGAAGGCAAGCCACCACGCGGGTGGCACGGAAACCGTGGCCGACTTCCTGGCACGCGGCGGCCAGATCCATCGCCTCGGCCCGCACGACAGCGGCAACCCGCTGCGCTTCGACCACAGCCGCGCCGAAGCGCCCGCCCGCCGCCGCGGCGCGGTCTGCGCCAGGAAAGCCGACGCGCAATGACACCTCCAGGAGACCTTGCCATGTACCACGCCACCGCCATGAGCGGCCCGGAATTCCTCGAAGCCGTGGCCAACGCCGAACGCGGCAACAGTAACGACGTCAACGCCGACATCTACGAACAACGCGCCCACGAATGGCGCCAGGACAAACGCACCATCGTCAGCCTGCGCGATGAACTGCAGGCCGCGAATGACCGGCTGGCCGAAATCCGCCGCCAGGCCACGGTGCGCTGATGGAACGCCTCACCTCCGCCCGCGCCAAGGCCATCGGCGAATCCCTCCGCCCACTGGACCTTGCCACTGCCCACGCCCTGCTCGCCCATTCGGAATGGCTGCAGAGCGTTGAACACGCCCTGCGCGAAGCCAACATCCAACTCGCCGCCCCGCACCTGCAGACCGTCACCGTCGCCACCCTGCGCGACCGCATCGATGCGCTTCTGGGCATCGTCCCGAGGCCGCTGCCGATCAGCCAGGAGGATGGGAGCTGATGCACACCCCCGCCGACCACAGCCGCACCCTATTCCTCCTACTCGCCGAGTTCGGCACCGGCCAGATCCCGCTCGAACGCTGCTGCCACCACTTCGGCATGAAGCCCGACGAAGCCAAGCGCGCCGCCATCCGCCAGGCGCTGCCGGTTCCCGTCTTCCGCCTGGGCTCGCAGAAGTCGCCGTGGGTGGTGTCCGCGGAAAAGCTCGCCGCGTACATCGATGCGAAGCAAACGGCCGCCGAGGATGAGTGGCGGCGGATTCATGCGGCCTAACAGTTGAGCTTAGGCGGGCCGCGAAGCGGCCTCGCCTACAGCGAATTGTTATACGGCGGACTACAAAGGAAAACAAATGGACGAACAGAGTGCAAAGAGGCAGGGCCTAGAGATCCACCGAAGGGATATGGCTTTCGTGCGCGGGTTTGTGACGTGTACGAATTGCGCCGCGAACTACAACGCCAGCAACCGAAGCGAAAAGACGTTCTGCCAGATGTATAGCAAGTCGATTGACCCAAGCGACACGGAGCGGAACATCTTTCATGCAGAGGCGTGTGAGCAGTGGGTGCCTGACGGGCTGGACAGGAGCCAGGTTGTCAATCCACCCCACAGATATTGGTACGACGACTGAGCCGTATAACACCCGAGCTTAGGCGGGCCGCGAAGCGGTCTCGCCTACAGCGAGTTGTTAGGTTGCAGTCGATTGAGTTGAGCGGCTACGGGGTGGAGACCCGTTAACCCGTGAAGGTCAAATGCCCACCACC